AATATGAGTTGGTTATGGATAATAAAAAACTAATAAAAAAAGGAGGCCAAATGGCAAACTTAAAAACAATTGAAGAATACAAACCTTCAACACAAAAACCAAGACAAAGTATAGATCAATTTCAGGTCGATACTAGAAAACAATACTCAGCAATAGATATAACTAATGCAGTTGAAAAGGTACTTTGGGAAAAAGATTATTGCGAAATTGATTCATATGACATGAATTCTTTTCTTATGGATGTGTTAGAAAAAGTTGGACACTACAAATAATGATTAAAGTAGTATCGATATTTAAAGGGAAGGCCAAAGATTGGCCTTCCTATTTTAAGAAAAAATTTGGTTCATTTGGGCCAAATGCAACGTTGATTGACGTTGTAAACAAAAACAAAGCGAGGGTTTATGATATTAAACACTACCAAAAACCTCAAACAAAATAAAAAGTATTTTAAAATCATATCACAGATTAAAAATACTGAGGAAAAGCTAAAGGAACTTAAAGAAAAGAAAAAAGTCCAGGCTTTAAAATTGTTTGACGTAAAAGTAATGACATAAACTAAAAAGAGAGGATAAATGATAAAAAGGATAATTTGTATAGGGGTCTTTGTGACCTTACTGCAAAGTTGCAGTACATACACACCATTAGTAGATACAAAGGGTCGATCTAAATTTGATTTAAGTAATGCAAGTGAAATATCAAATGACTTAATACTTTGTGAAAAACTTGCAGATAACAACACCACATTTTTTAGTAATTTAAATTTTTGGATATTGAGTCCAAAAGCTGAGTCTCAATATACAGATATTTATAGAAAATGTTTATTAGGGAGGAATCATAATGTCCTTAATTAAATATTATGATATCGTTGAAAATCCAGTGAGAGGTAAAACAGTTGTATTTAATAATTATGCTGTGAAAAAAATCGAAGATAAACGATGTGAATTACTAATGAATCATTGCGAATTTGCAAAACATATTGGAGTGGGAAGAAGATCATTACAAAAATGCATATATAATGAAAATGTAGGTTTTAAAATTGCTAAAATTATAATTAGCAAAATTTTAAATTAAGGAGGATCAGTGAGAGGAAAACTAAAAGTAACTAAAAAAAATTTAATTGATGTACGAGAGTCTATGTCAAAAGCTAGACAAGTTTATCATTTAAATACAAAGGACAGGGATAACTTTCATAAGTTGCTTGGTAAACGTATCAAGTTTGCTAGACTCTGTAACAATAAGACTCAAACAAAAGTTGGTAGAGCTTTAAACGTAAGTTTTCAGCAAATCCAAAAGTATGAGAAAGGTGATAATGAAATTAAAGCATTTGATTTATTTAGGGTCGCAAACTTTTTAGGAACGACTGTCAAATGGCTTTTAAAACCAGCTAAACATAAGGAGGATTTAAATGGCTGATAAATACTTAACATTAGAAAATGGAGTTAAAATAATATTTAAAGAGTATGGGCATAAATATATAGTTGATAATGAAAAATATATAGGGGTGTCAACGATACTTGATATGCTACATAAACCTGATTTAGAGGGTTGGAAGATAAGAGAGAAAACTAATAGTATAAAGGCAGAAATGGTCAAATATCTTCCTGACGATAAAATACAAAAAATATTAGATGACGCAGAGTCTAAAGGTAATTTAAAACAAACTAAAATATTATCTACAGGAAAACTTGTTCATGGTTTTATAGAAAAGTTTGTAAATGGTGAGGATTTTATAAAACCTGAAGATCCTGTTGTTTTGGATTGTTTAAATAAATTTATAACTTGGTGGACTAAAGAAGGCTTCACTAAGATTGCATCTGAAAAAATTGTGTGTTTACCAGGAGGCTTTGCTGGAACAATTGATTTAGTCGCAAAAGATAAAGAAGGCCGAGTGTGGTTGATAGATATAAAAACAAGTAATGGTATATTTGTTTCTGTTATTCATCAATTGCATGGTTATAAATATGCATATGAAAAACAAACTGGCAAAAAAATTGACAGAATGTGTATAGTCCGACTTCCTAAAGATGGATCTAAGATAGAGGTAAGAAGGGTCTTAAGTAAAAATCAACACCTTAAGGCTTTTTTAGGATTATTATCTGCTTATAAATCTGTAAAACTTTTTGAAGATCAAACCGAAAAATATAAACAAAAAATAAAGAAAGGTCACAATGTACGATCAAAAAAATAAAATGCCTTTCTGTGGGTTAGAAGGTAAACTTTATCCTACAGGAGTCAAAGCACCAAAGTATGAGTACAAAAGAAAATTAAGCGATTTAGTTCTTAAATGTTCTTTAACTCAAAAAAAATATAAATTTTCACAATGGTTAGACTGGTGGAAAACCCCAGCAGTTCAAAACTATGTGAAAATGGGTTATGAATTAAATTTAGAAACTAAAATTCAAGAACCTTTTAAACAAAGACAATATGGCGATAATTTAGAAGAAGTTGTGTGTTTTATAATGAGAAAGCCATATCTAAGAAAACCTGGAATGGGAACTTTTAAAAAAGTTGCTGACTCAATACCAGCTATGCCTGTTCAAGAGTTTGCACCAGAAAATGCAAAACCAGTCACTATGGAAGATTATAAAAACTTAGATAATCAAAGAGAGCCTGGAGATGATACTGATGAGGAGTTAGATGACACAATTCCATTCTGAAGATTATCTAAAACTTAATACCTCAGAACTTATGAATGAGTTAAGAGGTTTGTCCAAAATATACAATGATGCATATGGTTATAAGTTAGGAACTAATAAAGCAACTAAAGAACTATATGCTGGTTTGTTTATCAAATATAAAACTAGTCAAGAAAAAAAATCTGTAAAGGATATAGAGGCTAGTATTACTCTTGATAAAGATTGGGTTATGCAAAAGTTAAAAGACGATGATGCTGATAAAAAACATTTGAAAGCAAAGACCGATTATAATAATATGCTGACCGAAATTTCTCTTTTACAAAGTGAACTTAAAAGAGAATTACAACTTATGGGTAAGGAGAGATAATGTTATATTTTGGAAAAACAAAATCTGATTGGAAAGCAATCGAACTCCAGTATAGACGTGAGTGGCTTTGCTTTGTAGCTGGGTTTATATTAGGAGCAATTATATTTTAGTGCCTTGTAATATTATAAGGTTCTAAATCATCATTTTTATTGATTGGCCTGTAAGTAATCTCATAATCTAAGAGATACAGGCCATTCTCTTCAAAATTTTTTAAAATTTTTTCTTTATGTTCGAAGTTTGGATATTGATCTACAAAGGATATAGAAACTGCTTTACCAAGAGGTTCGTTTTCCTCTGAAGGTGCAAAAAAGAATTGTGCGTCTACAAATATAAAATCATCCATAGACATTATTAACATATAATAGACTTTAGGTAATTATTTTTTTTTGAAGGTATTTACACCTCGAATACCAAGTATTGTACTAAAAGCACCTATAACTAATCCTTGATACCAATATGGAAGGTTCTCAAATTTCATAAAAAAATAGTCGACTCGTTCTTGTAAAGCCTGGTCACCAAAAAATACAGAATATGCCAAAATCAACAAAGGCAACGAGAGTAAAATTAAACAGAACTCATCCTTAAAATCTGACTCTTGTCTTTTGTGTACTATTTTCTGTAGCTCGACCTCACCAGCTACTGCTCTCTCTAAATGCTTGACCTCTGCTTCACTTTCTAAAAGTTTTGCACGTTTTTTGTTTTTGTATATCTCTGCTCCTGTTTTAAGAGCTAATCTACATAAAGTGAACCACATTTTAACTCCAAAGCTAATTGACAATAGTGAATGATTTTTTCATATCTTTCACGATTGGACTCGTAATCTTTTTTTCTTACTGCATATTTCACAATATTACCATCTATAAAATCTAGCTTGTGGGCCACTATTAGCTCAATAGGGTCTATTTTTGTATTTTTGTAATGAGAGCCACCTATTTGCTTATCTAGTGCTGAACCCCTCTTAAAAGCTCTTATTTTGCCTTTAACGACCTTTTTTTCATCGACCTTATCTGTCATACTAGCTTTTTAATCCATCTGCCTTTTTTATTCAATACCATAGGCAAAAGACGTGGGATTCCATCAAGTATTATACCACAACCCACGATAAACCTTGTTCTGTGGTTTTTAGAATAGGCAAAAGCTAAATTTTTTTGATTAATAAGACACCCAACATTCATGGCCCAAAATAAACGTTCAGGATTGGCCCAATATTTTATAGTGAAGGCGGTATGATAGTGGCCCTGACAAGTTGAAAGTCCCATCGTTTGAGATACCTTTAAAACATCAGCTGATCTTCCATGAGTAAAAAAACATTTCTCACCATTTGACATAGTAATAGTTAAATCATCCACCCACTTCCATTTTTTAGTTCCTAAAAACTCACCATAGTCTTTTAAAAATTGTCTACTCATGCCAAATTTTACTGCTCGTCTATAAACTAAACTAGAGTGATTAGAGTCTATTTCTATTAGTTTAGGAAACATAGACTCAAGCCTTTTTATATGTTGTTTGGAGGCATTTAGCTCATGTCCTGGACTAAATAAATCAGGATCGTGTGTGTGCATTGATATAGCATGAAAGTCTAACAAGTCACCGATTGACATTGTAAACGTTGGTTTAAACTCTTTTTTTATTGCCTCTAAAAATGCAAAACTATCCTGATGGTGGTAAGGAATATGCATATCAGAAATAACTAATATCCTTTTCATAGGAATCAACTATAACTTGTGTTGGGAGTTTTGTCTATTTATTTAAGAACTGTAAAAATTAGATGTGTTAAAACTGTTAGAGTACAACCCCACATAATTTTTTCTATACGAGATATTCTTAAATCTAAGTGATATAAATGATTTGTTTTTATAGTTCTTAACTCTTGTTTTAAAAGTTTAAGCTCACCCTCTACTCGGATCAAATCTTCTCTGTTTTGTTGTATCTTTGTTGCCATGATCCCTTTTACTTTTTTTTTCTTCGCAAATCAAGATCATGCTTTCTAGAGCCTCTTAAGAATGAATTGACTCTACCCATTGCCCATGCGGACATTGGAACACGTCTAGATCCAGCTCCTAAAAAAGCACCTTGTCCTCTTCTATAAACTTTAACTAATGTACTATATGAAACACCTTTTTTAGCTTTAGCTTTGCTTCTTAAAGTAGCTTGAACTCTAGCTGATAAAGGTCTTCTAAACTTTCTTGCCATTATGACCTCGTTCTTCTTCGTAATAGATCTCTAGGTATAAACCCACCTGACTTATAAATTGATGCTACTTGTTTAATTAATCTAGCTCTAGTCATTCTTTTAGAGCCTTTAAGACCTGAAAGGTATTTTTTAGGGATTCCAGTCTTTTTATCTTTTGGAACGCTTTTTCTTTTTCTTTTTTTTGACATTTCTTCTTTTCTTTCTCATTGGAAATTTGTTTATCATTTCTTTTAAAGTAGTTGATGTTGTAAATCCACTCATTTACCAACTCTCCTCATAGCGATTGTGTGTGCTTGTGAAAATGTTCTTTTTCTTCCACTTGCACCACTCATCAATCTTGCCATTGATCTCATGTGTTTCAAAGTATGATGACGAGCATGAGATCGCATGGTCTTTTGTTGTCTTGGTGTAAGGTCTTTTATAATATTTTTTATAGAAGCAATCTTAACCATTATCTTTTTCTTTTATTCATTTTTGGTTTCTTAGCTTTTTTCTTTTTCTTCTTCATTCCGCCATGAGAACCTTTTCCTGTATGATAAGGCATTATTTCCTCGCTTTCTTTTTTTTTGTTTGTTTTTGTTTCTTTAATATAGCTTTTTGTAAAGCTAAAGGTAGTTTCTTTTGTTTCTTTGTCAGCATATTATCTCCTAGTTTGCAAATTTACCATCTCGCCATTTTGCGTCAGGTAGATTGTTTGTATAGTTTTTTCCATCAAATGTTAAGACTTGTTTTCTATTAGAACCCTCTTTGAAACTACAATGAATCCAACCAGCATTAGGGTCGTCTTCTTTCCAATATTCTAATATAAGTTGATCAAAATCTGTATTACTTTGAATCCAATATGCAACTTGCAAATTAGATATACCAGCTATCTCAAAATCTGCCGCTTCTCCTTTTGTATGTTGTGATGTTGCTTTTGAACCAATAGCTTCGCATAATTCAGGACTTCTATATCCTGATGTTATTGTAATTGGTTTATCAAACTTTGCTCGTACAGGTTCTAATACTCCATAACATAAATCTGTAAGATTTTTTATTTCACCTGATCCAGCTTTATTTTCAATACCTTTACGAGTAGCGGTCATTGATTTTTCAAATTCTTCTAATTTAAAATGTTTTGATAATTGCATAACTACCTTGCGTTATTTGGTACACCATTAGAATTTACAAAAGGTGATTCTGCGAAAGCCATGTATATGTATGTTCCACCTGATGTATTTGTATGTCCTGTTGAACCTCTTATTTTAAAACCATTTGAAAGTATGTCTAAATTTGCAGTTGATGTTGTAGTATTTTCTGCATTTGATTCATTTGGTATTAAAAAACTATAATTAGTATTATATCCTAATCTTTTATTATCATATAAGTTCCAATTATCTGTTCCACCATCTGATCTTTTTATAAGAAGCCAAGCTGGTTTAAATCCTGTATAAACAAATGTTCCATCAGCATTTCCATTTCCTGTGTAGCTTCCGAACTTGCTGTAGCCTTTGACTTCACTAAAGCAATAAGCCACAAAAGTATTAGTATTTCCATTCACTTGACCATCTGCATCAACAGTAAATACACTTGTTGTTGGTGCTGTATTATTAAACATTGGATCGGAAATTTGACCATCAGTTGTTAAATGTAAGTGTACATTTAGTGAAGATAAATTTGTGTTAAGCATTGTCCAATTATCTGATGCATTTCTTTTTTTAATTAAAACTATTTTTGGTGCTGTAGTGCTTAGTCCATGACCAATAGTTGCACCTGATACTCCATTCCCTGTGTATGTCACAATACTAAATCCAGCAGTAGTATTTGCAGAAACACTTGATGTTATGCTTCCATCTGTGTTTGATGATGCTGTGCCACCAGCTAACCAATTCCATGATGCATAAGTTATAGTGTTACTATTCATTTCTGGTTGAGAACCCATACTCCACCCATCAGAATCAAATGAACTTATTGCATTTGTTCTTGTAAGTTCAGCACCAGTTGTATTACTTCTTAATTGTTGTTGACCACCTCTAACAGAATCAAAAATTGCATGATTATCTGCTTGACTTCTTGATTTACACCATACCCAATCTGGTTGAAAACCAACTCCTGTTATAGATTGTGTGCTTCCATTTCCTGTATAAAGAACAGTATTAAAATAATCTGTTGGTTTATCTATCGTAGTGTAAGCCATGTTCTATCCATATTCTGCTAAATTTTTTGTATTAAGTGCATAATATCCCGATGGCACTGAAAATTCAAAATTACCATGTCCATTAGCATCACTATTACCTGATGAAATACTAAAAAATGGAGAACCAAAATTGTAGGCAACATCTGCTTTGTCAGTATAACTACCAACTTGAAATGCACAGTCAATAATTGATGTTGGTATAGTAATTGCTCCTGTTTTACTAGAACCTGATGTTGGTACTCCTGTTACACTACTTACTTGATAGTAAGTTCCGTTTAAATGTATATATAGTGCTTTATTATCCATATCTACTGCAAGACCAAGTATATCATCATTCGAAAAATTACCTATGTTTGTAGTAACTGCACTTGTTGCAGACCTAATATCAGATTGTCCGCTTCTGTGATCTAAGTTTAATCCAACAGAAGCATTATCTTGTTTAATATTGGTATCATCTCCATTATAAGTAGCAGCATTTATATCTATTAACCCTATACTTCCATAACCAGTACTACTAGCTAAATTCATAATTTTAACTTCTGCATACCATTTCCCTTGTGTAAAAGATATAGTTGAAGCTGTATTACCCCAAGCAGTAGTTGTACTATGAAATCGAAGATTACCTTCTTCAAATGATCTGCTTGTAGTTCCTAATCTTTTTAAAGGATTTAATGTTGCAAAATTATTTGTGCAAGTATCAGTAGATTGATCTACACTTGTTAAATTATTTACAGTAAAGTTATTAGAGTTTCCTGATACATCTGCACCGAGACTACTTGCATTTTCAAAATCTAAATGAAATCCATTTGTGCCAAAAGTCAAACCTGATACATCTTTTGGTTTCCATATGTTAGGACTATCAGAATCAAATTCTCCAAATGATGTTTGGTCTAGTGCAGTTCCATCTACAAAAACTATTTCTGTCATGTAACCATCAAA